AAAAGGGGCGCAGGCGGTAGTGGCGAAGGACGTGGCGGGGCAGGCCGCTGATACCATCGGAGGCGTGGTGCTGGACAGCGGCATAACCTACACGCCAAACTTCGGCACCTACAACTACGGCGATCTCGCCAAGGCCTTGGACTTCGTCGGCTTGGGCAACTTCAACCTGTCGGCGCTGCTCTACGACGCCGTCACGGTTAGCGGGCCATCCAAGGTGGTCCATTGGGTTGGAGAACAGCGGCTTGCCATCTGGGGCACCGTTAAGGTAGACGGGGCCGACAAGCCCTACGGCCTCAGCCACGACGCCGCGCTAGTGGCCAGGAACCCGGTGGTCACGGCGGTTGAGATCAGTGTGGCGGTGGGCAAGCCCTTTGGCCACGGGCCAGGGCAGGTCTAGCAGCAACTTGACAACCTGTCGGCCAAAGGCGCATAGTGCTAACCGATGGCCTTCAGGTATCAGCGACTATGCCTCTCCCGGACCCGAACCCTAGCGGCGGAACATCCGGCCAGATCGGCGGCTGCTACCTGGGACGTGCCCGGCAAGAGCGGAACCTGACAAGGCTCGCCGCCCGACGCTGGCATGACGCCAAGAGCCAGCCGAACCCGAGCACGCGAGCCCGCAAGGGACAGCCTAAAATGGGGGAGTTGTGGGGGCTCCTTACTGCCGTAGGCTTTGCGCGGTGAAGCGATTAGCGGAACAGCGCATATGACGACTACCTACCCCTTGACAGTGTAGCGTGTTCGGTGATACGGTTGCGGTGGAATGGCACGCTCTCTTGTCGTTGAGTACTGGCCGCTATCCCGCCTCCGCCACTACGAACGCAACCCCCGACGCAACGAGAAGTCAGTAGACCGCATGGTCGCCAGCATCCGCGAGTTTGGCTTCGCCGTGCCGGTGCTGGCCAAGAGCGACGGCGAATGCATCGACGGCCACCTCCGCGCTAAGGCTGCCGCCAAGATGGGCATGGCCGAGGTTCCGGTCATCCCCTGCGATGGCTGGACGGATGCGCAGGTTAAGGCTTTCCGGCTGATGGTGAACAGGTCTGTGGGCTGGGCCGAGTGGGACGACGAGCTGCTGGGCCTCGAGTTGGGCGACCTGAAGGCGCTGGACTTCGACCTGTCGCTGACTGGCTTCGATCCGCGAGAGCTGGACCAGCTCTTGTTGCCGGCGGCGTCACTCGAGGAGGACGCGGTACCCGAGGTGCCCGCCGAGCCGGTGTCGCGGCTGGGGGACCTGTGGCTGTGCGGGAAGCATCGCGTTATGTGCGGCGACTGCCGAGATACTCCCGCCATTCTGCGGTTGCTCGGTCCCGGCATGGCGTACCCTGGTAACCGCCTCCCAACTTTCACTGCATCCCACGACGCAACGGGCCACGCCGCCGCGTTTCCGGTTGGATTACCGGAGTTCTTCATAAAGGCATTCACCGATGAGGGGGATCGGGTTTGCGATCCATTCGCCGGGAGCGGGTCAACCCTGATAGCAGCGGAGAGGACCGGAAGGGCCTGCACTTCGATAGAAATCAGCCCCGGCTATGTGGACGTGATAGTCCAGCGCTGGCAGAACCAGACGAACCAGCAGGCCACCCTGGACGGCGACGGCAGGACCTTCACCCAGGTGGCGGAGAGCCGGGTGGGACAGCCCATCGAGGAGCCAGTGCTGGCATGAAGCGTACTTCTGCACTAAGCCAAAGAAAGGGCGTGATGGGCGCCCCGCTGATTCCGCTGGACCTCTCCAAGGTCGAAGCGCTAGCGGCCCGCGGATGCTCCGAAGAGGAAATAGCGGCGGAGTTGAGCGTCTCGATAGATACGATTAAGCGGCGCAAGCAGAAGACGGAGTTTGCGAAGGCCATGCAGCACGGGCGCGCTAAAGGCCGCGTGCGGCTGCGTTCGGCTCAGTACGACCTAGCAGTCAACGGTGGCAACGCCACCATGCAGATATGGCTTGGCAAGCAGCCAGGCCCTTGCGGGCTCGGGCAGATTGACACGTCGCACCTGGAGCATAGCGGTACCATTCAGCACGATATAGCGGCACGCCTTGCCGCAGGCCGCGAGCGTCTGCAAGCGCCGGAGCAGCCCGTCATCGACGTAACGGCGGAGAGCGAGGGCTGATGGCGCACATCGTCCAATTGATCTACGCTAGTGACCGGCGTGGTGACGGAAGCAAAGAGGACCCTATGCGGATTGTTCCGCAACTCTGGACATTAGACGGGGTGCTGGTTGCCTCACAAGACGATGCGGATGGGATTCATGATGCCAAGGTGGTAAACCTGCATTTGGGCCAACTGTTGCAGTCTTCGCAAGGAGTTCGCTAGATGGCCACCGCAGCGCTAGCCCTTGGCTCGATGGGGGCTGGCATCGTCTCCGGTATCCTGGAGCGCCGCGCTGCCAAGAAAGCCGCCGAGCAGGCCGCAGCGGCGCGAGCCAACGCCGCGCAGAACATCACGGCCAACTACGGCACGATAGCCCGCGACGTCGGGGCCGCCTCGGGGACGGCGCAGCAGCAGATCGGCACTGGCACCGCCGACGCGAACAATACCCTAGCAAACGTAAACCAGGGCATCCAGGCGAACCTGCAGCCCTACATGGCGGCGGGTGTTACGGGAATCGGCACCACGGCTACCGGCGTAAATACGCTGACTAATCTGGCGCAGCGGCCGGAGTTTCGCTACGAGGACTACGCCAGCGGGCCCGCGCACGACTTCCTGATGCGTGAGGGCAGCCGGGCCATCGAGAACAGCGCGAGTGCACGCGGCATCGCGCAGAGCGGTAACACGCTGAAGGACCTGACGCAGTACGGGCAGGACCTAGCGGCTACACATTACCAGCAGGCCTTTGACCGCTACAACCAGGGCGTACGCAACCAGCTCGATATCGGCAGAACGATCTCCGACGTTGGCCTACGGCAAACAGACACCGGCCTACGAGGCACACAGACGGCTAGTAACGTGGCATCCGACCTCGGGCAGCAACAGGCCGCCAACACGCTGGGCGCGGGCTACGGCCAGGCTGGCATCACGACCAACACAGCCCAGTACCTAGGCAACTTAGGCACACGGGCGGGCGAGACGGCGAACATGCTGAACGTGGGTGGCGCGGACATTACGGCAGCCGGCACGATAGGACAGGGCTCGGCCAACGTCGGCATGGTCAACAACACGGCTAACAACCTGCCAGCGCTGGTTGCGGCGATACTGGGGCGGCGGAAGCCTGGCGGGGCCGCCGCGATAGATCCGAACTAATGGGCACCATCGCCAACATAATCGCCCGAGGCATCCAGCCGGTTCCGCAGATCAAGAGCGCCAATGAGCAGGAAGCCGAGCGCATCGCCCTAGCCCAACAACAGGAGGCGCAGAAGCAGGCCGTTCAGGCTACCGCGCTGGGCGACATCAAGCGCCGGCAGCTAGAGCAGGCGGAGCGCGACCAGCAGGCCGTCAACCGGGCGATGCAGGAGTGGGACCCGAAGATGGGCGGCATGGCCTTGATCGGCCTGATGGCGAAGCGCGGAGTCTCACCCTCGACGGCAGCCAAGCAGGCCGAGGCATTGGCGGGCCTGCGTAAGGAGTGGGCCAGCGCGTCCGAGACAGAGCAGAAGATTATCAAGGCCCAGCACGAGCAGGCGCAGGGGCTGTTGCTCTCGATTACGCAAGCGCAGGACGTCACATCAAAGCAACGGCTGCTGGAGCAGGCCCTACAGACCGGAATGTTCAAGCCCGAGGACCTGACGCCGGAGGCACTGCCTAACACGATCAACAGCCTCAAGATAGGGAACTGGGTGCAGACTGAGGGCAAGACGGCGCAGCAGGTATCGACACTGAAGGCGCAGCAGGGAGCGGCAGAGGCCGCCGCGGCTAAGAGCGCCAGACCAACGCCTGGTGTGGATGTTCCGCTACCGGCCGAGGTGGAAGCCCAGAAGAAGAGGCTGCAGCCCGTCAAGACGCTCCCCGCTCCCGTAGCGGGCCGCGACATCCCATTACCGGCTGATGTCGAAGCGCAAAAGAAACGGCTTGAGCATGAACCCCTCGTGCAGGTCGCTGACGACAATGGTAACCCCATCTGGGTGCGCCAGAGCGCTGCGGTGGGCAAGGCGGCCGCTAAAGCACCCAAACCCCCCACCGGAGCTGAGAAGACAGCCTTGGGCTTCTACAACCGCGCCAAAGAGGCGGTGGAGACGCTCACCGCGCCAATAGCTGGCGGCCCGTCGCTTGAGGAGCGCGTGGGCGGTAGCCTGATCTCGCAAGCCAGGCTGAAGATGCCCAATATCGTGCAGTCCGACGAGCAGCAGGCCTACAACCAAGCGCAGCGGGCCTTCACGGAAGCCCGGCTGCGTAAGGAATCTGGCGCGGCAATCCCAGAGAGCGAGTTTGTCAACGACCGCAAGACGTATTTCGCCCAGCCCGGCGACTCGCCGGCTACCATCAAGCAGAAGCGCATTGCCCGCCAAACTCTGCTAGATGGGCTAGCCTATCAGGCCGGCAAAGCCTACGATGAGTTCTACGGCGAGCCACGGGCCCTTGGAGCCAACCCGCCGGGAGCGCCGGGCGAAGCCAAGAAGCGCAAAGTCTACGACCCTGCTACCGGGAAGCTGGAGTAGCCCATGCCGAAGGAAATAGACCTTCCCGACGGTTCGGTGGGCGTCTTCCCCGACGATATGCCCGACGCCGAGATTCAGGCCGCGCTGCGCAAGCAGTTCCCGCCCGGCGCTGGGGAGCGCTTCGTAGCTGGCCTGAAGTCCACCACCGTGGACCCGCTGGTAGCCATGGCGAAGCCGCCTGATCTCAGCACAGGCCGGGGCCTCGTGGAGACTGCCTTCGGGCCTGGTGGACGCCTGCTTACGCACATGTTCGACAAGGCGCGGGATGCCGTCAAGGCTGGCCAGGAGGGCAACTGGAAGGAAGCAGCGGCGAGCGGTCTGGAGGCCATTCCGGTAGTCGGGCAGGTGGCCGAGACGCTATCCACCGTGGGTGTACCGCTATCCCAGGGGGATGTGGCTGGCGCGGCGGGCGCGGCAACCGGATTAGCCGCCACGGCGATGCTGCCAGCAGCCGCCAGGGGGCTAGGACGCGGGGCCACTGCGGTCAAGGGAGCGGCCCAGTCGGTGGCTTCCCCGCTTAAGGTGGCTAAAGGCGTGGTCCAAGTCATGCGGGCCAGCTCCTCGCCAGCGGGTGCGTTCAGCTTGGCCGATGGCATCAGGAACATCCGGGCTGGCATGGCGAAGACGGTACCGGCGGCTGAAGCCAAAGCCATACCACCAGGCAGGGCCCTTGCCCCTGGAACGTGGACGGGGGCACCTGAAGCCACTGTCACGCCAGCGACACCGCCCCCGCCTCCTTTCTCGGGCAACCCCTCAGAGCCTACGCCTGTAGTTTCACGTGGAACCACGGCTAGGCCCGCCACAGCCCCGCCAGCGCGTCCAGCGCCGCCCCCACCCTCACCTGTAGCCGAGGAGCCAGCAGCCCCGCCTGCGCAGCCGGAGGCCCAAGCCGCCCCATCAGAAGCCAAGCCGCCAGCCGTGGAGCCAGACCTAGAGGCCCAACTACGCGAGTCCATAGCCAACGTTCTCCAGAAAAAGGGCGTGGCTGAGGCGTTCGACCAGCCTGCCATGAAGGAAGCGATGGCCGCCAAGGCCGTGAAGGCAAAGGCCATCGGGGAAAGCATGGAGACCGGAGCGCGCACACTGAAGGCCGAGCAGTACGGCAAGCTGCTGAAAGAGCGCGGCATTACGGCCACCCAGGCGGCCCGGCTGCCCAAGGATAGCCCCTTCTGGGCGACGGCTGCGGAGGAGTTGCGCAACAGCATGATAAACTCGGGGGAGCTGACCTGGGAGCAGGCCGAGCGGATGAAGTTCAAGCCGCCCAGCGCCCGGACGGTGGGGCAGATCGTGAAGATGCTGGACCAGTGAAATGAGGCGACGCATCCACGAAGAGAGCCTGATGATTCTAAAGCAGAAGATGAGCGCCACTCAGATCCAGCAACGGATTGCGGAAATTGAAGCGCAATTGCCTAGTTACCGCAAGCACACCTGTTCCTATGATGAACGAGAAGATGGCTGTCCCGTGTGTCTTGACATTGACTGCTTGGAAGGGGAACTCTCCTACCTGCGCTACCGGCAAGACGTGGATGCCCGCGCTATTCGCGACGCTGAAATACTCGCCCTGATACCCGAGGGGCCGCAAAGGGTTCCATAACCTGATGCCCGCCCTAGCCTCAGCCCAGCGCATCCACCTCGAACTGGCCGACGAGGTAGCGAAGTTCTACGCCGACCCCTACGGCTTCGTGCGCTTCGCCTACCCCTGGGGGGAGAAAGGTAGGCCGCTGGAGAAGGAATCAGGCCCGGACGACAACCAGAAGGAGTTCCTGCAATCCCTTGGGGCCGAGGTGCGCAAGCGCAAGTTCACGGCCTCAAACGGCTACAAGCCGGTAATGCCGATCCTGATGTCGGAATCTAGTGGCCACGGGACGGGCAAGTCAGCGATGGGCGCTTGGTTGACCGACTGGATACTCAGCACCCGCCCGCACAGCATCGGCACCGTGACGGCGGGCACGGCAACCCAGCTTGATGAGCGGACCTGGGCGGCCATCGAGCACTGGACGCGCCTGTGCATCACGGCGCCATGGTTTGACATCATGGCCAAGGGGATCTACAGCAAGACTTCCCCGGAGACGTGGAAGGTCGTGACGCAGACCTGCAAAGAGGAGAACGCGCAGAGCTTCGCCGGCCAGCACGCCCGCACGTCTACCTCATGGTACCTGTTCGACGAGGCGTCGGCGGTGCCCGGCAAAATCTTCCAAGTCGCCTACGAGGGCGGCCTGACGGATGGCGAGCCCATGATGTTCGCCTGGGGGCAGATGGAGCGTAACACAGGCTGGTTCTATGAGATCTGCTTCGGCAACCAGGCGCAGTACTGGAATCACCGCACGGTGGACTCGAGGACGGCCCGCTTCACCAACAAGGAGCTTATTGAGCGCCAGATCCGTGAGTACGGCGAAGACTCCGACATCGTGCGCGTGCGCGTGTTCGGCCTGCCGCCGCGTGCTTCTGAGTTTCAATTCATCGACACTGGGCGCGTGGACGCGGCCAAGACGCGGGCGGTCCCCGGCAACCTGCCAGGAGAGCCGCTAATCTGCGGGGTGGACGTATCGGGCGGAGGCAGCGCGTGGAACGTCTGCGCGTTCCGGCGCGGCCTCGATGCCCGCACCATCCCGCGCTACCGGCTGCCCGGCGAAGCGATCCGCCACGACCGGGGGCTGCTAGTAGGCAAGCTGGCCGAGATCCTGGCTGACGACCGGCCCGAGCGCAAGGTAGCGGCGATGTTCGTAGACAGCGCGTTCGGTTCGCCCATCGTGGAGCGCCTGCACGCCTTGGGCTACCGCGACCGCGTGCACGAGGTGAACTTCGGCGGCGAGAGCCCGAACCAGCACCAAGCGAACATGAGGGCCTACATGTGGAACGCCATGAAAGACTGGCTGCTGAAGGGCGCGATTCCGACCGATTCGGAGATGGCCGAGCGCGATCGGCTGTGCGCGCAGGTGATCCTGCCTGGATTTGGACTGAACCGCAGCAACAAACTTGTGTTAGAGTCCAAGCAGGATATGCAGAAACGCGGCGAGCGAAGCCCGGATGACGCTGATGCACTGGCGCTGACGTTCGCCCGCCCGGTCGCTATCCCGAAGCCGCAGAAGCGGTACTGGCCCGGCGCATCGCAGGCTAGCCCGTGGTCCTGAAAAGTGATGAACCGACAAGCCAAAGAGGCGCGGCGGAAGCTACGGGAGGCCTTCAAGGAGACGTTCCCCGCTGGCCTCTCCATCGGTGGACCCGGATTCGTTGAGCGCGCCAACGTTTTTCACGCTGTTCTTTCCGCGCCGCCCAAGGAGGAGAAGATTGAAGGACCAATCCGAACTGTTCAAGTACATTCCCGATGACGTATATGCCCGGGTAGACCGGGACCTCCGGGAACTTAAGAAGAGGCACCCAACATACACGGACGCACAACTCCTAAGAGCCCTGCTGTGTAGTTTGACTATGCAGATGGACGTGATAAGCGGAGTCGGCCGAGTCGATCCCCAAAGAGGAGAAGCCAATGCTTGAAACCGTCAAGTCTTACTTGGCCGGAATCATTGATGGAGAGGGGTGCTTCAACATCCATAAGAACTCCAATCGCGTCAGTTACACGGCCCGACTAATGGTTGGCATGAGTGGAGACGGCAGTCTTAAGGTCCTGCGAATGCTTCACGACGCCTACGGCGGCAGCCTGCGGAGCAACGGGAAGAGGCGGGATCACTACAAGGAAGAATGGATGTGGTACGCCACTGGCAAAACTTTGGAAAGGGTCCTGGCTGACATCCTGCCATTCCTGCTGATAAAGAGAGAGCAGGCGGAGTTATGCTTGGAACTCCGCAGAAGCTCTGCCTCGCGCGTTCACTTAGTGAAGGGTAAAAAGGGAATCCAGCACGTGCCTGCCAACGTGTTGGAATACCGACAAGCACTAAAGGAAAAAGTAAACGGTCTGAATCGACCAAAGGAGGGCCAATGCCTCGCTTCTTAGAAGAAAAGCTGAAGCGCAAGTTCGGCCCCAAGAGCGCCACCCCGTATAAAATTATGAACAAACTGGGGGCCATGAAAGGCTCGAAGGAGACGGCCAAGGGCCGCGAGATGCAGGAGAAGCACGACACTGAGTCTCACATGTACAACTTTCGCAACCGGCACGGGCAGGCGAAGATCACATGACGAGACGCCAAGCCGTTACGGCCCTAGCTGGCGCAGTCTTGGTTCCTCGTTGTGGTCATAGTGATCTGGAAATAGTATTTGGCAATTCAACAAAGAGATTATCTATGCAGCCCGGTTGGAATTGGATTAGACCCCCGGTATGGTGCCATTGTGGCGCTTTACTAAATACTGAGAGGCCGCTCCTTTGGAGGATACGTGACAGCGAACCAATTTCTGCAGGAACTAGTGATGCTTTGCAATAAGTGGGATATCTCCCTGAAGCCTGGCAAGAACGAATGCGGCCAGCCTGCCATAGAAGTATGGGGTCGGACTTTCGACTCCATCCACCCCAGCGGCATCATGGAGACAAAGCGCCGTCGTGTTGACCTAGGGCCCCTCGGAACTTTCAATTCGTTATGACACGTCGCGCCCTTCTAGGATCACTGATGGCCACGCTGGCTCTGGACCCCGAGCGCTTGCTGTGGGTCCCGGGATCGAAACTTATTTCCATTCCGGAACCTCATTACGATCTGCCACCTCACTACGAATGGCTTGTTTCTGAGTCGTTAATTATGTTAATGTCGCGGCTAGTGATCCATAATACGTTCTGCATGCTTACTCGGCCCGAAGGAGATGGTATATCTATCCCGCAACTGGGGGGCACATGACCGACAAAGAGGTCCTGAAGGAAGCGCTGGAGAATTACGATTACTTCATGTCGGAGTGGCGGGAGATCCGCGAGGAAGGCCGCATCGACATGCGCTACGTCTCCGGCGACCCGTGGGACCCGCAGGAAAAGAAGGCGCGCCAGCAAGCCGGGCGGCCCTGCCTTGCGCTCGATGAGTTGAACCAGTACCTGAATCAGACCATCAACGACGTGCGCCAGAACAAGCGTGCTATCAAGATTGTGCCGGTGGGCGCGGGCGCGAACGACCAGACGGCGGAGTTCCGCGGCAACCTGATCCGGCAAATCGAATATGCGAGTAACGCCCAGTCAGCCTACTCCTGGGCCTTCCAAGGCGCGGTGGAACGTTCCTACGGGGCCGCCCGCATCGGGGCGCGTTACGTCAATGGGCGGGACGGCGAGCAGGAGTTGTTCATCGGTCGCATCCCCAACCCCGATAGCGTGCTTCCCGACCCCGACGCGCAAGAGGCCGACTTCTCGGACATGCAGGCGTGCTTCGTCATCGACTCTTTCCGGGTGAGCCGCTTCAAGCGCCGCTGGCCCAAAGCGAAGATTCAGGATTTTACGTCGGACATGCGCACCAACTACCCGGCCTGGATCAAGGAAGACAACATTCAGGTAGCGGAGTACTGGCGCATGGAAGAGGACGGCACCGCCTGCCAGTACATGCTGAACGCTGTGGAGGTGCTGGAAAAGACGCCGTGGAAAGGGAGTTGGATTCCCATCCTGTACGTCACCGGTAAGGAAATCTATGTGGACCAAGGCGGCGGCCCCAAGCGTCTTCTAATGTCCATGACGCGCTTGGCCCGCGATCCCTACATGCTCTATTGCTACTACCGGACCTGCCAGGCGGAGCTCGTCGGCATGACGCCGAAGATTCCGTGGGTGGGCTATGAGGGCCAATTCGAGAACCATGAGGAAGAGTGGGCCAACGCTCACCGTACGCCCATCGGCTTCCTGCAAGCCAAGCCCATAGTGGACGCAGCCACCGGCAACGTGCTGCCGCTACCACAGAGGGCCAACTGGGAGCCGCCCATTCAGCAGTTGGAGATGGGAGCCGAGAGCGCCAAGCGCGCCATCATGTCGGCCATGGGGAAATACAACGTATCGGTGGGGCGCAATGACTCCCGCGTCCAGTCTGGTGTGGCGATCAAGGCGCTGGATACGCAGGCCGATCAGGGCTCCTACCACTTCATCGACAACTACGACCGGATGATTGCCCTTGCTGGCAGAATCCTAGATGAACAGATCCGACTGCGTTACGCCGGCCCGCGTGAACTTGGGATACGCAAGCCCGATGGATCGCACCAGGTGGTCCAGACCGGCACCCCATTCATAGACGAACAAGGTCAGCAACAGCAGATTGACCTTGAAAAGGGTGAACACGACGTTACGGTATCGACGGGCCCATCCTACCAGGACGAGCGGGAGATAGCTAACGACTTCGTTGATGTGCTGGTACAGAATCTAGCCACCTTACCGCTCCCGCCCGAGAAGCTGGCCGAGTTGCTCTCGTTGGCGATAAAGCTCAAGAACATGGGGCCGCTGGGCGACCAGATGGCCGAAATCATCAGCCCCCGCCAGCAGGGAGCGATCCCGCCAGAGGCGCAGGCCGCCCTGAAGGCGATGCAGGCCGAGAACCAGCAACTTAAGCAGGTAGTCGAAGCGCTGCTCCAGGAGCGGAAGGCGAAGTTGCTAGAGATCCAGTCCAAGCTCGAAGTGGCGCAGATTCAGCAGGAAACCGCTATCGCCGTGGAGGGCATGAAGCAGAACTTCGCAGCCACGACCGAGTTGCTGCGCCAGGAGATGGCGGCTATTGAGGTGCGGCTTACCAAGCTGCACGAGTCGGAGCTGGCCCCCGACCCGGCGGCGGGATCGCTCGGCCTGCACCCCGACAAGCCGGAGCCGGTAGAGGGCGCGAACGGGACGCCAGCGCCGCCAACGGCGTAAGAAACCATGACCATCTATCTAGCGGGCAAGGTCAGCGGAATAAAGCATGAACTTGCAAAGCTGGTTCCTGGCCCACGTTACGTATGCTCTGATGGCAGCAACCACTCAGAGCATGAGTTTGGGATTGGCTGTGGGAACTTCGACGTTTGCGATGAGGCCCGCGAGCCAGTTCTGCTATGCGCGATAGAGCCTATCCGGGCCTGTGATTTCTTGGTTGCCTACCTCGCATCTCCTGACTCCTTCGGGTCAATTGCGGAAATAGCCTACGCCTCAGCCTGCGGGAAGCGCTGCTACGTTTTGATCGAAACACAGGACGATGGATGGGAGAACCCACTGCTTGACGCCTACTGGTTTGTCTGTTCGTTCCCATTCGTGCAGCACCATCTCGTAACGGACGTTCTGATGGGCGCGAAGATACTGGAGGGCGTCATCTCGGCTTCCTCGGATTGGTACAGAGGAAGCAGCATGGGTGAGGCCGTGGCACGCAGGATAGTGAGGCAAGCACGATGACTAAGGGCCCAACCGCTTGACGAAAAATGGTGTACTATCGTTTATGTGGGGTGCCGGCCTACCAGAGGGGCTGGGTGATTGGTGCTAACTACGACCGGATGCTGCGCAGCCGGCCGCACACATCCTCGGAGGGAAGGACTCTCACACCCCACGTTTCCCACCGGCTTGACAATGCCCGGTTAAAGGGCGTACACTTCTTGCCGTGACCGTTCCCGCTACGGCGGCTGCGGCGCGGATAAAGGCTTTCTCTCCCAGAATATCGGGAGGCGGGAGCCGGGCGCAGAGCAATGGCTGCTGTCCCGGCCTCCGATTTTTGAGGACCGCACATGCCCGACGAAGCAGTCGCGGGGTCGTCACCCGCCACCGAAGCACCGCCACCGCCCGACCTGGGCTCGTGGACCGACACCGAGTACGATAACTGGCGCGCTACCGGGGATTCGCCCGCCCCGCCTAAGCAAGAGCCGAAAACCGAGGAATCGGCACCCTCTGAGCCCTCCGCGGAGGAGCCCGCCAAGGCCGCCTCTGAAACTGAGCCTGGGTCGGACCAGGAAACCAAAGAGCCAGAGAAGGAAAAGGGTAAAGCGCTAAAGGCCCGCAGCGCGGAGCTGCAGACGGAGATCGACCAGCTACAGAGCCGTCTCCGCCAGCGCCGGGAACTGCGCCAGGAACTGGAATCGCTAGCCGCTCAGTCAACGGCGAAGCCCGAGCCGGAGAAGCCGGCCGCTTCCACCGATGGGGAACCGATGCTTGACACGTTCCTTGATGAGGCGGAGAAGAAGGGCGAGACCTTCGCCCAGGCGATCCAGGCGCACGCGCGGGCACATAGCAAGTGGGCGATAGATCGGCACGAGTCCGCCAAGGCAGCGGCCGAGCAGCAACGCAAGGCCAGCGAGAAATCGCAGGCTTTTCAGCAGCGGTTAGACGCCTTCGCGGCCGAGCATCCCGACTATGACGCCGTGGTGGAATCCACCAAGTCGGTGCGGTTCGGTAATGAGGCGTTCGCGGCCCTCCAGCAGTTTGCGCTGGAGTCCGAGAAGCCCGGCGAGCTGCTGTACCACCTCGGTAAGAACGTCCCCACGCTCCAAACCCTCGCTTCCCTTTCCCCGATAGCGCTGATCCGCGAGCTAGCCAAGATTGAACTTGGCATGGGCTCGAACGGCACCGCCCCTCTGACTCAGCCCAAGAAACCAGCAGAGCCACCGCCGCCTCCCGCCGCCCTCAAGGGGAGAAATACCCCCGCGAGTGACGACGTGGAAGAGGCCGTGGCCAGCGGCGATTTCCTCGCTTACCAGGAACGCGCAAATAAGCGGGACATCGCCAGTAGGGCTCAGAGGAGCTAACAGTGGCAAACCTTTTCCAGGTTGTTGACTGGATCACGATGGAGAGTCTGCGGACGCTCCTGAATCGTCTGGTCGTGGCAGAGTTCTTTAACACCGACTACAACAAGGAATTCACCCGCGAATTCGCAGTTGGTGAAACGGTGAGAGTCAAGAATCCGCAGCGGTTTACCATCCGCGACGGAATTGGCTACACACCTCAACCCATCGCCCGGAACTACACCACCGTTTCGTGCGATCAGATTTTCGGCGTGGATTTCGAGTGGGACAGCGCCGAAGCGGCCCTCAAGGCCGAGCGCGGCATGGACAACATCCGACGCGAGTACATCGTGCCCGCCATGGAACAGATCGCCCAGGAGATCGACAGCCGGGCGGCCAGCTGGGCGTACTACAACACGAACAACATCGTGGGGACGCTGGGAACCAATGCGACCACTACCAACATCGCAGGCGCCGCCCGCCAGCGCCTTATCGAAAACGCCTGCCCGCCCGGCGAGTACCGCTTCATCATCTCGCCCGGCCACATGACCAGCATCGTGGACGGCTCGACCACCCTGTTCAACGATCAGGCCCAGGTCAGCAAGGCGTTCAAGGAAGGCTACTATGGGCGGGCGCGGCAGTTTGACTGGTTCGAGTCGATGTCACTCTACAACCACACGGCCGGCACCTGGGGAGCGCACACCACCGAGACCAGCAGCGCGAACCAGAGCGGCAACACGCTGGCGCTCACCGCCACGACGAGCGACGTGTTCAACCGCGGCGACGTGTTCAACATTGAAGGCATCTACAACGTCAACCCGAAGACGCGCCGCTCAACCGGGGTGCTGAAGCAGTTCGTTATCACCCAGGACACGACCGCCGCCGGCTCGGCCGCCACCATCAACTTTATCCCGGCGATCATCGGGCCCGGTTCCCAGTACCAGAACGTTAGCGCCCTGCCCGGCAACGGTGCGGACCTGACGCTCTTCCCCGGCACCACCACCCCCTCCACCGGCCCCAAGGCTGGCATCCAGGGGCTGGCACTGGCCAAGGATGCGTTCGCGTTGGTCGGCGTGAAGCTCGAAACCCCCAAGGCTGTAGAGGTCAGCAGCCAGACCCGCGACCCCAAGACCGGCATCAGCGTGCGCTTTGTGCGCATGTTCGACCCGATCCAATCCAAGATGGTCAACCGCTTCGACGTGCTGCTGGGATTCGGCAACCTGTACGCCGACCAGTGCGCGGTTCGGATACTCGGCGCGTAAAGGAGAAAACACATGGCCCTCACAACTACAACCCTAAGCGCGGCGGTAACCTCCAGTGACCTGACTATCGCGGTAGCCGCGGCTACCGGTATCTCCTACTCCGTGACGGCTCCGGTCCTGCTAATGATCGACGACGAGTTTCTGGTCATCAGCAACACGGTGAACGGCACGGTCGTGCCGGTCAGCCGGGGTCGCAACGGCAGCCGGGCCCAGGCGCACGGCAGCGGCCGTACGGTCTGGATCGGGACTCCTGCCGACTTCCAACTGGCGGGATGGCAGTACAACTCGGATGGCATCACCAAGTTCTTCTCGGGGATGTCCATGATGACCACCAGCCCGTCGACGCTGACTACGGCTGGGGCTCTGACCTATACGACCGGCCAGGTGCTCAACGGCATCATCCTGAGGGACCCGAACGGGGCCGCCCGGAGCGATACGCTGCCCACGGCCGCGCTGCTCGTTGCGGCAATACCGGGAGCGATGATTGGTTCATCGTTCTTCTTCTGGATTCGCAACGATGCCGATGCCGCCGAGACCATCACGGTGGTGGCCGGGACCGGGGGAACCATCAGCGGAACCGCCACCATTGCGCAGTCCAACTCCAAGCTGTTCCTGATCCGCATTACGGGGACGCTGCCGGGTAGCGAGGCGTACGTGGTCTATAGTCTGGGGACCGCGACAACCTAAGGGGGAACGATGCAGGAATATCCGAAGTGGGTTACCGACCCCAAGACCAAAGAACGGAAGCTGGTGCAGGATGAAGCCCAGGAAGAGCAAGTGCTCGGCAAGAAAAAGTCGGTAGTAGCGCCCCAGGAAGAGCACGAGGACGGCGAGAAAAAGCCGTCAGAGAAGCCTAAGAAGTAGAGGAGAACGCGCGGCGATGTCAGTGCCGGGAGGTCCCGGTGAGCGCGGACGACTATGGCGATTACGTATACGAGGACCACGAGGGCTCTGCTCTCCGGGGATCAGAAGGTCTATCTGACCAGTGGCGCTGGCGTGGCGGCCAACACCACGCTCATGCAGATCGAAAACGAGCTGCTGGGCGTGGTGAGCGTCAACGGCTCGGTGGTTTCGACCATCCGGGGAATTGCCGGGACGCAGGCCGCCGCGCACCCCACCAACAGCAGCGTGGGCATCGGGGCGCCGGCGGACTTCAACCGCTCGATTCCGGCTAGCTTGGGCTTCGACGGCCTCGAGTCCCTGGCCGGAATCCGCCGGCTGCTCCCGGTGCTGTTCGCCACGCTGCCCGCTGCATCGGCGGGGAACGAAGGCGCTATCGCGGCGGTGGCGGATTCGGCTACCGTCATACCGGGGGCTACCGTCACCGGCAGCGGGACCGGCCACGTGCTGGCCTACTCGAATGGCAGCGCCTGGCTCGTGGCGGGGGCGACGGCGGGCTCTGGGATCCCTGAATCTTCCCTACTGCCAGCCAGCGCCTTCGCGTTGAACGAACTGCGTACCGCCCACGCCAAGTATGACTTCGCGGTGGACGGGGGCGCAGCGACCACTATTACGCTGGCGTCCAACAGCACCATCCCCAATAAAGCGATTATCCTCGGCGGCATCATCAACGTCACCACAGCGGTGACTTCTGGCGGGGCGGCCAACGTGGCGGTAGGGACCTCGGCGGGGAGTGCGGCTGATTCCCTGCTGGCCGCTACCGCGAAGGCGAGTTTCTCGCTGAACGCGCTGCTGGCGACCGTGCCGGTCTTTACGGCCGCTACGGCGTTCAAGATGACAGCGGCGGGGTCGATCACCACCACGATCGACACCAACGCCCTCACGGCAGGTGTGTTCGAGGTCTTCGTGGTCTACGTGCTGGCGGCAACCTAAGGAGCGACAATGGGAAAACTTCTCATCGGGTTAGCAATCTTCGCGGGGCTTGCCGCCGCGCAGTGCACGCCGCCTGCTAACGCCGGGGGCCGCTGGTCCGCGACCTATACCAAGACCGGCACCGCGAGCGCCATCACGCTCCAGCATCCCGGCGACAGTGCCAATCTGCAAATCTTCCCGCAGTGCGTGTACGTCTACTGTGAACTGGCCTGCACGGTGACGTTCTCGCAGGACGGGACGGCGGCAACTACCACAGCACTCACGGTCAACAGCCTAGGGGGCTCGACGCCGCTGGTTAAGGCCTACCGGGACAGCAACGCGGGGAGCGGCACGACGATCAGCCCGGCGATGAACCAGGCGGCCGCCAGCGGCTCGACCTACGTCATCAACAAGGTGCTCGACGTGAACCTGACCACCAACAATCTGACCGTCACGGTGGCGATGTCGTCCGGCGCGATTCAGGTGCTGGCTATGGGGTACCAGAACCGATGACGGCAGCGTCCTTACTGATCGCCCTAATTGCCCAGATGCCCGCACCTGGAGCTATAGCGGGGGCGGGTGGTGGTGGCGGCGTCCCCGCTGGAGCAATCCTGCTCATCCTCAGCGGCACTTGCCCTGCTGGCTACGGGGAAGCGACCGAGCTAAACGGCGTGACGCTCGTCGGCACCTTGGCCGCCAATGGAGACGTGGGCTCGACGGGCGGCAGCAACTCGATTACTCCCGCCGGGACCATCTCCGAGCCAACCTTTACCGGGGCGGCATTGAGCACCCACAGCCACACCTTCACGGGTTCGGCGCTCGGAACGCATCTTCACGGCTTCGGGACGATTGCTGCGGCGGCTCCCACCTTTACCGGGGATGCGCTGTCTACCCACTCGCATGGATTCGGGACCATAGCGGCTTCGGCCCCTACGTTTACCGGCTCGGCGCTAGGGACGCATCTCCATGCGGTCGGGACCTATGCGAACGCCAACGAATCTTCTCATACTCACGGCGGCCCCACGATCACCTGGCCGGTCGGCGTACCCACCAACGCGAACGAATCGGCCCATACGCATGGCGTCACTTCCAACGTGGCGGTGGCGAACCACGTGTTCACGCAGCCAACCGTTTCCTGGCCCGCAGGCGTGCCGACAAATGCGAATGAGTCCGCCCACACGCACGGGGGGCCCACGATAACGTGGCCCGCTGGAGTCCCGACCAACGGCAATACCGGGTCGGAATCAGCGCACACCCATGCTATCGGCTCTTACGTGGCCGCCGCGACTGCGACGAGCGGAAACTGCGCGGCCACCAACATAGCCGCCGGGACGGGTTCTGCAACGGCCTGCAAGGCGACGGCCCCTAATCTCACGGTCACCGCGCCGACGTTGAGCGGCACTTCCGCGGCGGGATCTTCACACCTCCATACTGGTCCTACGATCTCCTGGCCAGCGGGCGTTCCAACCAATGGCTCGACCGGAGCCGGTTCAGCCCACACCCACACCGTCTCGTGGCCTGCCGGGGTGCCTACGAACGCCAGCGGTGCGGTGGACGCTCATGCAGTCACCAATAACGCCGTAACGAGCGCGGCTGGCTCGGCGCACACGCATACAGTGTCCTGGCCCGCCGGGGTACCGACGAACGGAAGCACCGGGGCAGGCTCGGCGCATACGCACAGCTTGAGCGGATCTTCGGAGGCGGTATCGGCGGGCACGCCTGCCGGGACCAACTCTGCTCCGGTCGTAAGCGGTTCGACGGCGGCAGTTACGGCAGGGACGCCCTCAGGCACCAACAGCGCTCCGGCCATCTCGGGGAGTACGGCGGCGATCAGCGCCGGGACTCCTGCCGGAACACTGGACAGCGTCTCGGGCGGGACGCCAAGCGGGACGGTATCAGCCCCGACCTTCACCGGGACGCAGTTCGACAACCGCAGCGCCTTCGTCAAGGTGATCTTTTGCAGGAAGACATGAAGACTATTTGTATCGGCTTACTTTTCGCATGCGGGCTGTTTGCTCAGATTCCATCTCCAGGCGGGATAGCCGGTGGCGGCGGCAGTAGCGGGGGCGGGCCCAACGCCGTCACCTCCACGACTACCCTGACCGATGGCGCTTTCGCTACAGGCTCGGGGAATAAAGTTGTGAAGACCCCCAGCGCGACTTCTACTTTGGACGCCAGCGGAAACGCCGTGCTGGCTGGAACAATGACCACCGGCGGCGGCGCGGGTGCGGGGCTGATTACCACCACGGTCAATTCCATCGGCGTGACGTTGGTTGACGGCTTGGTCCTGAAGAACGATACTGCCGCGACATCTGGAAATCCGCAGTACTCTCCAGGGCTTTTGCTCCGTGGCACAACATGGAATAGCGGCGGCACGGTCTCGCAAAACATCGACTGGGACATTCAGAATCGGCCTGCTAATGCTTCCGATGGTGGCCAGCTGCATTTCTTACATCGCGCTGGAGGTGGAACTTTTACATCGTATTTTCGATTTACTCCTGGGGACGCAAGCGGATTATCTATCTATCCAGGGTTGCGTATCGGTGGTTCCGTCGCCGACATACGATTCGCTTCACTAATCTTTGGCTATCCAGGAGATAGTACTTTTTCTTTTGAACGCGCCGTGGAGGATGGACAGGCAGTGGTGCGTTCGAGATTTTCTGGTTCTCCCGGAACGGTGTTAAAGTTCAACGAGAGTTCAACAGCCACTGTAGCTATCGGGACTAATTTAGAAGGTCTTGCCGTTCCGGCGACTACGACTCTGCTAGTCAAAAATAATACCGATACTTCTGGCGTTACGCTGTTCGCCGTTCGTGCTGGAGATGGACAATCTACGAACAATCTTCAAGAATGGCAGACTGAAACAGGCACGGTCGTAGCCCGTGTTTCCCCCACGGGCGGCCTACTCGCGGTCGCGGAATCGGGATCCAACGTCTCTGCCTGCAATAAATACACACTGACAAACAACGGCACCAACTGGACCGTAAACGGCGTAGTGGGCGCGGCCATCGCGGCCAACACCACCCAGAGCGTGACGCTCTTTGCCCTCCCAACTCGCGGCAAGGTTCAGGGTATCACCGAGAAAACCACGACGGCCTGGAGCGGTACGGGCTTCACGTCGTTCGCTGAAACGATTGGCGATTCGGTCGGTGGGACCACGTTCTATTCTGCGGTGAGCTACGACCTGGACGCTGCTGTAGGTAACACCAATTTCCAGGACACGGCGCTGTTCAAATCGGCCACCTTCGCTGGGTCGAACGTCCAAGCGGTCCTCACTGCGAATCAGAACCTCAATACGAACACGATCACTGGAGTAACCGATATCGATGTCTGCTGGGTGAGTTTGCCGTGAGGGCTCTGCTCATTTTCGTCCTTGCTGCTCTCCAGGCTGTCGCTGCCTCTGTCACCACGGCGCAGTACTCCAACTCGCGCACGAACGCCAATACGGCGGAGACGGTTCTGACGCCGAGGCTTGTCGAACACCATCTAGTCTACCAAGGCTCGTGGACGATTACCGGACAAGTCTACGCTCAGCCTCTTATCGTGGAAGGAGTCAGCATCGGTGGGGCCACTCGGGTTTTGGTTGTGGCCACAATGCACAACGTAATTTACTGTTTCAACGCCGACTCGCCGGGTAGTGCGGCCTTATGGTCCACCAGCGTCGGGACGCCGCGAACAGATTATACACCACAGATTTCTCCCACTCCTGATGAGGAGCCAGAGATAGGCTGCAAGGCCACTCCGGTGATTGATGCGTCTGCTGGAATTGTGTACGCAGTTTGCACCTTGAGTGATAAAACGATAAAGCTGTTTAGCCTGAATCTCTCGGATGGGTCAACGCACACTACAGCAGTAACTATCGCTGGGTCATACGGTGGTGTGACATTTGTCGGGCAAGACCACCGCGTTCGCGCTGCCCTGACACTCGCCAATGGACGTGTCTATTCGGCCTATGCGGCGTTTTGGAATGACACCGCTCCCTACCAGGGGTGGGTGTTTGTACACAACGCCACCACCTTAGCTCTCGTCGGAGCGTGGGCCACAACTCCCAACGTGAATGGCGGCGGCGGCATTTGGATGACTGGCGGTGGGCTCGTTGTTGACGCTGATGGAAACGTTTATGGAATCACTGGAAACAGTCTGACTGAATCGCCGAATGGGACAACTATATTTAATCAGTCATTCTTTAAACTCACGTCCGTAGGCGTGTTTTCTGACTACATGACTCCAGCAAACGCTGGAACAGTTTTAAATACTGAGGATCGGGATCTAGGGTCTGGTCGCATCTTGCTGGTCGGCAATTTCGTTATGGGTGGCGGCAAGGATGAGCGTTGGTGGGTGCTGAACAAGGGGGCCTTGGGCAGCGAACAAGATACAGGACCAGGGATCGCGCAAGTGTGGACAGTGGGGCCAGACTTTCCGGGCGGAGTGGCATCTGGCACTTTTGGCGGCGTGGCTTTTGGAAATAATTCTCTATACCTGGGACAGCGGGGCCAACCGCTTAAACGCTTCGCCTGGAATGTGTCGACATTCAATACAACAGCAGCAGCAACTTCCGTCGAAGAGACCGATGGCAACTTTACGGATTATACCCTAGCCTATAGCTCTAATGGCTCTGATACTACTACGGGGATTATTTGGGCGGTCGTTAGTCTCGGAAATGCTGCAACAGTTCCACTGCCAGGGCGGCTGATCGCCTACGACTCGCTGACCTTGAGAAAACTGTGGACTTCAGCCGACGCTCTCGGGAATTGGGCTAAAGGTTCCAACCCGACCGTGTCGAGCGGCAAGGTGTACGTGGCCACGTTCGACAACCTTGTCAAGGTCTACGGCCTCGCCTCTGGCACGTCGGTGGTCAGCGGAAATGTCACGATTAGTGGCAACGTGGAGATAAGGTAACATCATGAAAAATCTGCTCACTCGCTTTTGCTTCTTTGCGCTCTTGCTCGGCGCTCTCGTCTTCGCTCAGACCTTCAACTCCAGCAACACGAGCAACCTGAACACGAGCCCGATCCTGACCGGCACGACCGGGACAATCACGCCGGGGGTACTGCTCGCCGGGGCGTGCGGGTCTGGAACCGCCACGGTTACCGGAGTGACGACCGGGATGTCGATCACCGTAACCCCCGTCTCGTATCCCGGCGATGGCGTGACGTGGTTCGGCTACCGCTCTGGCACGGATCAGGTCACCGTCAAGGTTTGCGCCATTGTGGGACTGACGCCGAGCGCCACGGCGTACAACGTCAGAGTGGCACAGTAGGTATAGGAGAGAGAAACATGGCCATTAGCGGAAATCTCACTGGCAGCGACATAACGCTAAGCGTACAGCAGCAGGACCCCACAACGGCCTCGCAGCGTGCCAGCGTCGTTGCCGCTACGGGCGACGGCCTCTCCTTGGCTGGCGTCTTCGGAGCGCTGATAAATGGTGTCGGTCGTCTCCTGAACCCAGGTGGGACCTACGATGTGCAGCGCTCGGCCCCCGGCGCTACCGGCATTCCCTCGGTCAACACCGAGGGCACGCGGGTCACGTTCTCCGCTGGCAACGCCGATGTGACCGGATTTACTCCGGTCGCGACCCCAACTGACTTCGCGGGTGTGATCGGCTCGGCCACCAAGACCATACGGGTGTTGCGCGTCACGCTGAGCGGCGTAGCGACGGCGGCGACTCCCGTACTGACGCTGCTTATCAAGCGCTCGACAGCCAACAGCGGCAGCACGCCTGTGGCGCTCACCAAGGTAACGCACAACTCGAACAATGCTGCGCTGACCTGTACGGTAACCACCTATACGGCCACCAACCCGACCACGGGCAGCGCCGTAGGGACGGTCCGCGCTAAGTACCTGAACCTGGGAGCGGCAGCGGGTGGAGCAGCTGGGAAGATCGTCTGGGACTTTACGACCCGCAATGGCCAGGGCATCGTGTTGTGCGGTGTGGCGGAGGGCCTGTTTCTGAATTGGGGCGGCGCGACGGTTCCGGCGGGAACAAAACTGACCTTCGACTTTGAGTGCTCCGAGGAGTAGCGCATGGCGACCGTAACCCTAACGGTACTGGCGACGGCGGCGGTAGAGGACCTGGGCGTCATCGACGCCGGGGGGGCGCTCTCCAGTTCGCAGATCGCCCAGGCGCTGGCGGCGGCGAACACGATGCTGGATAACTGGTCGAGCCAAAAGCTGCTCATCGCCCGGTCGCTCCTGCAAAGCCAAGCCTATACGGCGGCGACCCAGAGTTACAGCCTGACCGCCGTAAAGGTGGAGGCGGCCCACAACGTACTGGCGGCTGGGCCCAGCAACAAGATCAACGTGCTCAACGCGGAGCAGTGGGCCAGTCTCCCTGATCGACAGCACCAGAGCTATGTGGTGGAGAACTGCTTCTATGACCGGGCGGCGTCTACGCCCAAGATCTACTTCTCCCCCATCCCGGTAGCGAGCACCGGCAGTGCGGAGTTGACCTTGTGGGTCGCGATGGCGCAGTTCACGGACGCCACGACGCCCTACACGCTGCTACCGGGCTATCAGCAGCTCATGCAGTTCGGCCTCGCCATGGTGCTGGGTCCGAAGTACGGGCGCACGCCGAGCCCGCAACTCAAGGAAAACTATCAGCAGGCGCTGGCCGCAGTGGCGAGCCTGAACGCCAGCCTGTTCGGGCCGGAGGAAGGCGTAGATGCGGCGGCGCCGACGGTGACCGCATGACAGCCACCCAGATGATTTACCGCGCCTGCCGGCTGCTGGGCTATGCCCACCAGGGGACTACCATCCCAGCTGACGTGCTGAACGAGGGCCTGGATACCCTGAACGACCTGATTAGCAATTGGCGCATCCAGAGTCTGCTGGTGTTCCGCATCGCCGAGGCGACCTACACGCTGGTGGTCAACCAGGCGTCTTACACCATCGGGCCCTCGGGGGCCACCTTCACGGCCGCGCGGCCCGCCTATATCAAAGACGCCAACCTAATTATTAGCGCCAATGTCCGTATGCCGCTGGGGATTCTGCGGGACTCCTCGGAGTGGTCTGACATCCGCGTGCGCCCCCTAGCCGATAGCGTGCCGCTGGTGCTCTATTACGACCCGACCGTCCCCAACGGGACCATTAACCTGTGGCCGAGCCCTGGCGTGGCCTACCAGATCGAGCTTTACACCTGGGCGCAACTGACCGCCTTCACCGACCTGACCACGGATGTGGTCTTGGCGCCGGGCTACGAGAACGGCCTGAAGTACAACCTGGCCATGGAGATGGCCCCGACGCTGCCGGCCAAGCTGACCCAAGTAGCGGGCGGGCAAGACCGGCTGGCCATCGTGGAGCGCAAGGCGGCCACCTACAAGGCCCACATCAAGGCGCAGAACAGCACGCCGCGGATGCTGGTGAGCGATGCGGCCTTCCTGCCGGGCGGGTGGAACCGCAGCGATTTCAATTACAGGACTGGAAACCTGGGGGGAGGCTAACGTGCCCACCCTCCCGGCAGATGCCTTCCCGTTCTGCGGCGAAACCTACCCGGCATACTCCCCGCTGATTGACGCCCAGCGGTCCATCAACCTCTACCCGGAGCGCGGCTTGCCGTCCTCGAAGACCCAGGTGGCGCTGATCGGCCGGCCGGGCCTTGTGGTGCACGCCACGCTTCCGACCTCGCCTGTGCGCGCCCTATGGGGCGGAAACCAGCGTTTATTCGCCGTGGGCGGGACGCACGTGTACGAGGTCTTTGCCAATGGGACGATTAGCGACGTTGGGGCGCTGGCCGGGAGCGCGGGGGTAGGACCCTGCCAATTCGTCCAAGGGGCGGGGCCGGCGTTCCAGCTTCTCCTGATGGACTCCTCTACGCCCGGTAGCGCCACGGGGCAGTTTGGGGCCATCTACAACGTCGTCGCGGGGCTGCCGGTTGTCTTCGATGGCATGGCGCTGGAGTACTTGGACGGCTTCTTTGTCGCGATCGACACCCCCACCTCGACGGTACAGAACCGGGTTAGCGTCTCGGCCCTCACGGATGGCACAGACTGGCCGGCGCTGGCCAATAATCGCCGGCTTGGCTCGAATGATCTGCTCACCCAGCTTGTGACCATTAACGGCCACCTCTGGCCGCTGGGCCAGAAGAACTTTGAGATCTGGTATAACGCGGGAACGTCGCCCTTTCCATTCGCCCGGATGCCCGGTACGACCATCAACAAGGGCCTCTTGGCCCGCTTCGCCTACGCCAAGATCGACAACACGCTGATGTGGCTGGGGGCCGACGACCTGGGCTGGGCGGTGGTCTACCGGGCCAGCGGGGCGCTCCCGGTGCGGGTGAGCACCTTCGCTATCGAGACCCTGATAAACAACACCTACGGGACAGACATCCACCTGGCGCGCGCCCACGCCTACCAAGAGGGCGGCCACCTCTTCTTCGTTTTGAACTTCCCGGCGGGAACCGTGGTTTACGATCTGACTACCGGCCAGTGGCACGAGCGCAGCTATCTCAACCCGATTAGCGGCCTGATGGAGCGTGCACGCCCGGACTGCTTCGCCTCGGTGAACCAGTTCCTTACCAGCACAGTCAACTTTGTGGGGGACTACGCGACCGGCCATATCTACAAACAGGCGCTCTCCTACCCGGCTGACAATGGGCAGACCATCCGGCGCATCCGCACCGCCCCCCACGTCTCGAACCAGAATCGCGTGGTCCAATACAGCTCGCTCTATCTGGACGCGGACATTGGGACCGCCGAACCGGCCTTGGAGTTCTCCAACAACGGCGGCAAGACCTTTCCTCGAGCCTATGCGGCCAAGCCGGCCAGCACCGAATCTCCCGACTACGGCTTCCCGCGTTACGGGTGGGTGCAGCTCGGGCAGTCGCGGGACCGCGTGTTTCGCGTCACCATCGACAGCTCCACCAACACCATCTGCCTGATTGCCGCATACCTCGACGCCAATCCGGGGACGGAGCCATAGTGGCCCACGCCTGTCCGCCCGCGCCGATCACGACCCCGATGCTGACGGGGCCGTCGTTCGAGGTCCCGATCATCACACGCGAAGGGGACAGGGGCCTCCCCACAATGGCCTGGATAGCTTGGTTCAACCAGCTTCTCCAGTGCATCGCCCGCGGCGAGAATTTCGACAAAGCCACCTTCGGCTTCCCTGGCCCGCTCACAGCCCCTACTACCTTCCTGACCCCCAACTACACCATAGGCCCACTCGAATCCACTCCGTGGTATGCCACGCTCGACGCTAGCCAAGACCCCCCAACGGGCGCAGACCTAGTATTGGACATCCTTTCCATCGCCCCAGACCTCGACCCACTCGAAACTGCCCTCCCGATCACCGCCGTTACCTACGGCTCCCCCACTGTTATCACCGTCCCCGGCCACGGCGGGGCTGCCGACGACCGCTTCAACGTTTTTGGCGTCGATGGCCTCCCCAATGGCGTCTATACCGTTACCGTCTCCGGTGATGACCTCACCCTTATCGGCTCGACTGGCGCCGGCACCTTCGTCGCGGGCACTGCCGCTCGCACCAACTGGCAATCCGTATTCCTTGATAACGCTTATGCCAGCAAACTGCTAATCCCCGACGCTGACTTAGACTCTGCAGTCGCGTGGCCCGCCTCCCCCGAATCGCGCCTGCTCGCCATACAGAGCACTTTCCCATCCCCCCTCCCAAAGTTTGCGCCCTATGGTCGCATGCGCACGGACGTGCTACAAGTCGGTAGCGATAATCCGGGCGGCACGGTCGAACTAAACCTCTACCTCCTACCTACATGATCCCTCTCATCACCGGCCCCTTCTCTATCCCGCATCCCTCCGCCTTCCCTGGCGTCACTCCAGGAATGCGCGAACTCCAGTTCGTCCCCCCTGTCGATCCCGATGACCCCGACGACCACGGCAAGATTTACGCAATTCTGCTAGACGGCGACACATCCACTGCCCTCCTTGTCCACCTCTCCATCGACGCTGGAGAAACCTGGACCCTCCGAACCCCTGCCGCGATGCGCATTAAAAACACCTCTGCCTCCGACTTGGCCCTCGCTGCTACTGGCGGAGCGATGTCCTGGTCTACCGCCCTCTTGACCCCAGGCGCAATCGCCACCCTAACCTTCACCGATGGGGCGTCGAACGGCGACACCGTCACTATCGGCTCGAGCGTCTATACCTATCATGATGGTGCAAACTATAACGATCTAGGCACTAACGAAATCCTGCGGAAGGGCACTTCCCCTTACATCTTTGGCGATCGCGTTGAGGACGCCGAACGCTTGGTCTACGCCATCCGCGATGCCTCCCCTGGCAGCGGCACCTACTCTCAAGGCACTGTCGTCAACCCCGATTGTCTCTCTTACACCACCAATCGCACCATTTCCAACCCGTTCACCTTCGCCACCGCCAAATTCGACTCCACCATCTACGTCATGCGCGGGGCGAACAAGTATTCAGTACTCGGCGAGGGCGGCCAAGGCGCACTGTACAGCGGCGCCATCCCCACCTACCTCTCGCGCTGGGATACTGCTACCGACGACTGGATGGACCAACTACTGAACGATGATGGCACGCCTGGCGACCCTCTCGGCCCCACTATCTATCAACTCAGTTCTGTCGGCGTCCAGAACGACCGCAAGCGCTCCCGCCACTTCGCTCTCCTGGCCCGCTCCACCGGCTACCTCGTGGCTGCTTTCAATGGCAGCATTGAGACCATCGGCGGCACCGATTGGGCAAGAGCCTATTACTCGATCTGGGATGGCGCGACATGGTCAGCCCAAGTGCTGATCGCTGGCGCAACAATAGACCTCAAGGACTACTTCGCCAGCCAGCTACACTTGGGCGACCTTGACTCTGTCCACATCTTTCTATCCGTAGCCAAGTGGTCCACCTCCGCCCGCCCCGGCACCTTTAGTTCTGGCGGTTTGCGCCAATCCCTCTTCCACGTCACGCTCACCTCTGCCGATGTGCTGCAGACTGTCCAAGAGGTAGTAGTCGAGACCTTGGATGATCCACTTATAGCCCTCGGCCTCGGTCACACCTCCCCGATCCGCGCTGTGGTCGCATCCGTTACCAACGCGGTCATGGACGCAACAGATGACAAGAAAATCTCGACAGGCTCTTACTCTTTCGTCGCCACCGACGTGGGGGCCAGCCTGAAAGTAGTGGGCGGCCCCGCTGGCTGGGTCAATGGCCTCTACACTGTAGTCTCCATTGATGGCACCGCCGCTATCCTCGACGCCTCCCCTGCTCCTGTCTCGTCCGTCTCCGGCGACTTCCAACTCACCGCCGGCCGCACCCACGTCACGGTCCCGTACGTCAATCGCATCGACGCCCTCTCCTGGTTCGAGCCCGGCATCGCCGCTGTCCAAGCCAAGTCCGCTAACGTCCCGGTCTGGGATGTGGCGCAGGTCGATAGCGACATGTACGTCGATTCCTACTACGAGACCGGCTACCTCGCCGCCTGTGTCTACATCAATGGCATCCCTTACTTCGCTTGGGTTCGACCGACCGACGCTTCCTACGTCGGCTCCCAACTTGTGTTTACCACCCCCTTTGGCCAACCATTCATCGTCTACGAGACCGAGCGGCCTTACTCTATAGACCGGCTGGACGTGATCGACCTAAGCGGCCTTGGCACGGGCACCTTCGGCATAATGATAACGGTAATCAACCAAACCGCAGGCCAGTACAGCGTTCTGCCTCAGACCTTGTTCTTCACCGTCACCCCGTGCCCGGAGTCTACCCCGACCCCGACCGTCATTCGCGGCTATTCCTATTAGAGTAAACTGAGGAGAATATGACGAACAAACCCACCCACCCCCGCCCGCCTACTATGTTCCGCCGGGAGCCTGAATCGCCCTACCAGCAGTACGCCATGCCCCGCGGCTGGCGCTTGCGCCCGTGGGGCGGCGGCGCGAAACTCAGGCCGGATGATACAACGCGGGGACTAGGCGGAGGAATTAGGAATGACAAGTAAGACTCGACTCCTCGCAGATGACCTTATTTCCAGGCGTGCTCTGGGTCGGGTACGAATACAACCGTTATCCGCTCCTCAACGTCCAGCACGACCAGCCACCCGCCCGGGACCTTCGCACGGCCGGATTCATACCACTCGTCTTCCAACTTTTCCCACTCCAGTTTTGCCGGCATACTCAGTACCTCGATATCTGCTGGTACGAAGTTTAGCACAAGGAGACACATGGACCCCATCAGTTTGATCTTGATTCCGCTGGCAACGCAGGCGCTCCGGGTGATCGAGCAAGCCCAGATTGCCTTCAACAACTCGCCACCCGAGTACAGGGACCAATTCTATAAGCGGCTGGCGAAGCTGGAGGGTCTGTGGGACCCGCTCATAGACCGGATTGTGGCGTATCTGTCCCACGCGATGCCTGTACCGGCCCCGCCGGTGACACCGAAGCCGTAAAGGAGAACACCATGCCACTGATTGACGCAGAGAAACTGATCGACGAAGAAAAGCTGGTGGACCGGGCGACGGAGAAGTTGGTCCCGGCGCTCCAGAAGGCTATCAAGGAAGTGTTCGACGGCCTGACGGTGGACATTACGATTCACGTCCGCCAGAAGGGCGGTACGCCGATATCGTAGACCCATGCCCAACGGAACCACCAGAAAACGGCGTGCGCGGCTGAGATCCACCGGCACCAATAATCCTGGTATCGGTGTTGATGCTTTCGGCGGCGGGGTGATCGATCCGACCGAGAACGTCATCTCGCTAACCGAAGCCGCCAATAAGCGACAGGACGATCTGCGCGAGATGAACAACTCGCGGATCGACGCCGAGCTGAAGCACCTGTCGGAGATGGCTAGTTTGCGGGCCGAGCACCAGAAGGAAATTGCGGTCCTGGAGTCCACGCGGCTGAATGCCATCCGGCAGGTGGACGTATTGGCAGTGAACACAGCGGCTGATCGGGCGGCGGCGGCCATCCAGGCGCTCGCTTCCACTACGGCGTCCAACGCGGAGAACTTGCGTAACGCGCTCACGACGACGGCGACGGCGATTGCGACCCAGACGGCGGGCAGTTTTTCGGCTATCACCGAGCGGGTAGCCGCGTTGGAAAAATCATCCTACGAAGGGAAGGGCAAGGAGCGAATGGCTGATCCGATGATGGCCGAGATGTTGGCGGAAATGAAAAGCCTACGTGAATCGCGTGCTTCCGTCGTGGGCAAGTCGGAGGGTGTTTCCGCGAGCTGGGTGCTCCTCATCGGCGTCGTGGTTCTCATCAGTACTCTACTGGGAATAGCTGGCATGATATTCGCTTTCGTGAAACGATAATGAAGCTACCTCTTGGTTTTGGCGATTTGAACTTTGAAGACTGGGGATTAGGCGTGGTGTCGGCCTTCATTTCTGGTGGAGCCAACGCCGTGACCGCTGGCTTTTCGGTCAATATGGTCGATCCAAAGGACTTCAACTTGACGGACCCGGCGAAGATGATAAAGGTCATGTGCGCGGCGTTTGTCATCAGCGGGTTCTTCAATATGATGAACTTCCTGCGGAACAAGCCGATCCCAGAACACAAGATCGTGACCACCACCGTGCAGGAAACGACTCGCAAGCCGCAAGCGATTGTGGTCAAGACCGTGGAGGAAGTGCATACCGAACCGGTGGACGCGGGGGAACCATGAAAACATCCGCTCGGGGAAACAGTGGGCCCCGCCGTGCAGGTAAGAACAAGGGAGGCAAGAACATGTGGCCGACTGAAACAACGGTAAAAGCAGTACTCGCCGAAGAGAAAAAGCAGACGGCGCTGCTGGAGAAAATCCTGGCGCGGCTTCCTCCCGAGGAGCCACCGGAAGACCTGTCCGCGCTGGCCGATAAGGCCGAGGAGGCAGCGGAACATCTTGAACCAATCGCCGAGCATTTGCAGGACATTGGCGAGCACCAATAAAAAAGGAGAAATACCATGTCACCAGAAGCAACCAGATTGACCGAAGCACTTGCCCGCGTGGACGCCGCAAGCACCAAATGCGGCGATGCCGTAACCGCGATTGCTGCCCGCATTCAGAAGCTGCTGGGGAAGATTGCTACCGCCACCAGCTTGGAAGACGCGCAGACCCTCGCCGCGAAAGCAGACGAAGAAGCGGGACAGCTTGAAGCTGTGGCTGCCGCTCTCGCGCCGCTAGGTACCGACGTCAGCGACCCGGTGCCCGTACCGCCGCCTGACATCTAAACTGGCCTGGTCCCGCTGGCTCCGGCTGGCGGGACCCGCGCCGCACTGAAAGGAGAAGTGTATGCCGCTGATTACTATCGTGATCTACCTGATCGTCGTCGGGGTGCTGCTCTGGCTGGTCAATCAATTCATCCCTATGGACGGCAATATCAAGAAGATCCTGAATGTCGTGGTGATTATTGTGGTGGTCCTGTGGCTGCTGTCGCTGTTTTTGCCGCTGGGCAACCTGGGAGCGATTCGCACGCCGCGATGACCTGGAGACCTGGCGCGACCGGATGGTACTGGGGCGAGACGGCGGCCGGTCGCATTGTCGGGGCCGTGCAGACCGTGGGCAAGCGCTTCCGCTGCTATCTGGTCAGCACTGCCGGCGAGCCCGCGCCCATCCCCGGCAGTCCGACAACACTGGCGAAAGCCAAGGTTGCGGTCGAAAAGGCCGCTAAGGAGAAACGCCGGTGAGTTTCTACCGCCGCCTGACCCTTGAGGAGTTCGCGGCCGAACTGCGGCTTGTCGTCTCGCTGCCCGAACACGAGAACGACTCGAGGGCCGAACTGCTCCCTTGCCGGTGGCGGCGGCTGTATCTGCTGGGGCGCTGGAACGACCCATGGGACTGGTACCGTGAGTACATGGCCGAGCAATTGAAGGGGTGGCCCAATGCGATTCTTAATAGTGTTGCTGTTGTTGAGCGTGAACCTGCTGGCCGAAATCTGCCCCTACTGCAAGGCGGCCAAACTGAAGAGCACGGTGACGCAGGGCGCCTGCTGGGGGCCGGCCCCGCAGTGGGACGACGGCAAACTCCGCAAGGTGAAGCCCGCCTGTGATTACCAGTGCTCCAGGGGCCATCAGTACCGGCGCTTGCCCGACGGCAGCTATGAGCCGCAGGGAGACGCGCCGATTCAGGTCCACCGCGCAATCCTGAGAGCGCCAGAGCGGCAGATGACGTGCACGATCGACGCCGCGAAGTTCCAGGCCCTCCGGGAAATGCGGGCGCGCTGCAAGATAGGGAACTGCGCCGCTGCACCCAGCGTCAGCATGGAGTTTGCCATGGACCAATTACTGGAAGCCATCGTGTGCCGATGAACGGTAGAATGGAACGCGACGGGGCCATGAGCCGAAGGGATCAAATGCCGGATGCGCGACAACTTGCTTGGGGATATCTGGTGGGCGCTCGGGCTGATCTCTGGCGGCCTGGTTCTCCTGGGTTGCTACTGGGTGCGAAGCACCTACCGCAAGATCGTAGCCGAATACAGGGTCATGATTCAGCAGCTAGAGGACACATTGGAGAAGCTGGAAGCCGCCAAGGTAGAGGCGCGTGAACTCATGAAAGAGGCCAACGAATGCAGGCAGACCTATTCCCCGCCGTCCAGTTAATCCAAAAGCTAGGCGTCACCGGAGCGGCAATCCTGGCGGCCGTTTCGCTGGCTCGGTTTCTGAAGGAGTTGGTTATGGCTGACCGCCAGACCGCCAGGGATGCGAGGGAAATCGTGGACAATTTGGCGAAGAAAGCGGCGGAAAGCCTGTCGAGTTTCGCGGACGTTCGGGACTCCCTGAAGGAACTTATTGCCGAACAGCGCAGGCAGGGGGACACGCTGAACCTCCACACGAACCTACTCAACGAGATCAGAACTCAACGAGCGTGAGGTGAACCATGGCAGAAGACAAGAACAAAAAGGCGAAGCCAGACCCGCCACGCGCGCCGAAGCCGCAGCCAAAGCCCAAGCCCCAACCAGAGCCGAAACCGGCTGACACTGATCCACCGAATCAGCCCCCGGGAACGCCTCCATAGTCTCTCCCGGCCCACCGGATGAACAGCGCGTACGTCGCGCAGGTCGGTATCAGGTGGCCGGCCGCCCAGACGTAGTACAGCGGCCATTTCAGGTCATCCGGGGCCGCCTGATAGTTAACAAAAGCGACAAGGGCGGCGCACGCCAGCTTCGCCGTCCATATTCTCCAGTACGCCAGCGACCCCGCCTCCACCGCCCGCGGCCTAATCCACAGCCACCCCAGGCCAGCCGCGCAGAACCCCGCCAGCCCCACGTGCGCCGCCGTCCGGTAGCGCTCAAACTCCCTCACCTGATTCGGTTCCTCCGGCAGCAGCAGCGTGATACCCGCCAGAATGGCCGCTATGGCCCCCAGGAGGCCCAAGGTGGGGACGCGGGGGCGGGGGAAGAGCTTCACGAAGCCCTCCAGGACGGCTAGCCCCTTAGCGGCCATTGTGGCCGACTCGCACCAGGGGTACCAAAGGTCCGGAATGCCAACAAAACCCTGGATTGCGCGGCATATGGCGACTGCCAGGAACGCCACGAAGCAGGGGTAGCGGCGGGCTAGGCCGCTGTGGACCATCCGCCAGGCCAGACAGACCAGCAGCGCCGTCCCCGCCGCCATGCCGGCCACGTGGACCCGGTGGGCCAGGGGGAGCCAGTCGGGGGTCATGGGCTTTTGGCGTTAGATGCCACCCATGCCAGAGATTCTGCCACCACCCGGTGGATGCTTTCTAGATCCTCAATCCATAGCGCCAGAAGAAGGTCCGGCTTCTCTTCCTTCCGGTTGTGCGCTTCCATCTGGGAAATGATGTGTCGTAATTCCTCGAGCGGCGTCTGCATATGATTTCATTCCGCACCATTTTTCGCCATCTTTTCTATCTGTTTCGTGATCTCACGAAGGCGTCCGTGATGATCCTGCCTCAACGGGTGCGGATCAAACCACGGGTCTATCCGGGGTTCCAGCCGGACATGGCACCGGGCCGTTGGGTTCATTGCCGGGCCGCGCCGATCCTCGACGATACTCTGGGAGTCCTCAAACCATACGTACAGCGGACGCCCGCCGGCGCTATATCCCCAAGCGTGCGGGACGCGCCGCGCTATTGTATCCTCGCGGCTTAACGTCAGCCTGCCGCCCCAGGGGCGTATATGGTCCGGGTTTAGGTCGGTATCGCCGGGACGCCACCAGTCCAGGCGGTTCATGGTCCTACCTGCGCCCAGCAACCTCCTGAGGTAGCGTGTCGTAATGGCCTCACCAGGTATAAGGATAACCGGGGTGGGGGCTGGACGCAAGAAAAAACTGAAAGATAGGCAAAACTCGGTCTTGACATTTCCAAAACACAGGTTTAGGATGGGAAGGCATGAAAGCGAAACGCAAGTACACTGTGATCTGCTTGAAGCCGACCGTCTACGCCCGCTTGAAGCGGATAGCTGAAAGGGATGGGCGGCTCCTGACCCGAATAGCTGAGGACGCCGCAAACCTCTATGTTGAGGCGGATGCGAAACGGCAGGCGGCGATTCAGATTAGCGAGGAGGAATGATGCGTACGCTTATGGCGGCTCTCCTGGCGATTGTGGTAGGAGCAGGTACGGTCTGGCTAGTGACCGAGCTGCTCGCGCCGATTAAGGCGGTGCTGGCGGGAGCGGTGAAGCTATGAAAAGGTTCATACTGCTCTGCTCCCGATGTAACCGCGCATTCCCTTTTTACGCCGAGCGCGTGAGCCGCACCAAGCGGGATAACGCGGTATGCGGGTTCTGCCAGGAACTGGACGCTCTAGCGGAGAAATCAAAGCGTTGGCGACAGCGGAAGGGGGCGGCATGAAGATACAAGCCACGCGGACAATCGTGATCGAGGTGCCCGGCGCCGCAACGCTCAACGAGGCGGTAGCCACTGTCTACGGCCCTGGCTCCACGACTCTGGCGGGCGTGCAGGGCTCGGGCTGGTCATTCAGTGAGGTAAAGGATGCCGCTGTCGGGGCGGCCAAGGCGGGGCCCCAAGCTGCCCGGGTCCCGCCCGAATCCTGCACGTGCGGCCTGCATCTGCGGAGGCTGATCTGATGACGCTCAACGCGAAAGGTCAATGCTGCGGTCGCAAGCCCATGGTTTACAAAACCTGGCAGGGCTCCATGCCGCCGCACCGTTACTGCCCGCGATGTGATCGTGCCTACGACCCCGAAGAGAACGAGCAGATCCGTAATTGGGCATGGTCGCAACTTCCCAGCGGCGAATGGGTGCGGAACACGAACAGGGCAGGCAAGGCTCCGGAGAGCATAGCCGTCATCGAGGAGGAGGTAGAGTTTTGATTCCCGACTACGAGGAAGAGCTGAAGCCGAATTGGGGCTCTGCCTTGCAACGCGAAGACCTCGCCTACCAGGAAGATCCCGACGCCCAGGCCGAGCGCCAGCGTCGGGAGAGCATTGCGACCTTCCGGGACGCGCTGCGCATCGTGGCGGCCTGTGCGGTGGCGTCTCTGCTGGCTATGGCCGTCATGCTGGCGTGGGCTGCCTGGGGGCCGCGATGAGCGACCGCACGGCCATCGGCCTTGCGTTCCTGGTGGGCCTCGCTGCCGGCGTGGCCGTCATCCTGGCCACCTCGTACGCAACCTTCCGCGTCGTCGCCAGCGTCGTGTGGGTGGCCATTGTGGTGACGTGCCTGGTGGGTGCGCTGAGGGGGGCTAAGAGGCGCGGCGACACGCCGGGCGGGAGGTGGAGACAGTGACGGACACCAAGAATATCCCGATGCTGGGCGACCCGATGGAGATGGCCGGGAAGGGATACCGTCAGTTCCTAATGGTGCGAGATAGCCCTCACGAAACGAAAGACGAATACAGTCCCGTGACCGGCGTACTCCCTGTTGTCGTATGGATCGAAGATAAACCTTTTGAAATTGCAAATCTTGACGTCGGACTGGTCAGGTGTAACTGGTATCGGGTAGCGCGCGAATCATTGCGACACTGGAAAAGACCGTCGCAATTCTACCAAGCGGTTCTTTGTATCTGCCAAGGGAGGCTCATCGAATGACCCGCAAGAACCCAGCCGCCGTCCTGCTGGGCCGCAAGGGGGGCAAGGCTACCGCCCGCAAGCTGACGCCCGAGCAGCGCAGCGCCAGCGCCCGCCATGCCGTACTAGCCAGGATACGGAAGCTGGGGCAGACGCCCCGGAAGACGGCTAAAAATAAATCCGCGCAGCCTATTGACAACGTAGCGGTGCGATGATACGATTAGGGCCATGAAGACGCAAACAGCCGCGAACACAGTTTACTGGGGGAATTGGGGAATCACCTTCTCCCAAAACGAAAAGATCCTTGGAACGCTTTACTTCCCCGTGGGGCCGCAAGGTCCACAGGACGGCACCATCGGCTCAAAGCTAAACCTGAAGTTCCGCGAACCGGTTAACATCACGGCGGTGCCCGCATGAGCGGCTACCTACCAGACGGCCTCACCACCGCCGAGCGCGACTACGTGTACGGCGACCCGTACGAGGAGCGGGAGGAGGAAATGGACCTGGACGAAGAGACGATGCCTCCCCCCGCGCCGCCACCAGCAACCGGACCCGTCACCGTCACGATCCACGCCACGCCGGAGTCCCTCGCGGTCATCGAGGCGATCCGCATCCTGGGGCGCGCTTACCTGGACGCCCGCGTGAACCGGGTGGAACACGACTACGAGCAGTACTGGTCGGACCAGGCAGACCTGGAGCCCACCATCCGGCGCCGGGGCGTGGATACTCTTCTGCTCCATGCGCAGCGGTATGTCGTGGCAGCCAACCACATCACGCTGGCGCTGGCCTTCGAGGATGCGCGCATTGCGGAGGGCGGAAATGGCTAGGCGCGATGCATTGGCGGTGAAGGCAGTGACGCGAGATATGAGCGCGAAGCAATTCTCTGACGCTTGCCGCCGGCACGGATTCAAGGCTTCAGGAGTACTTGGATATTACGACATTGGTGGCGTCAGCGTCAGCGTCTACAACGTTGGATTAAATCGACGTGCCCAGATTGCCTACCTCATAGAAGAGAAACGACGGGAAGAAAAACGCCGAGCCTGCCTTATCGGGGTAGCCAACAATGCCTAGAGCCCGACATCAGGAGTGGCTCCGCGTGCACCTGGAGACGCTGTATCCTGAGCGACAAGCCGCTAGGGAGTGCGCGCGCCGGGAGAAAGCGCCGCGCCGGCAGAATCTGCGGTGGACCCTGAAGCCATGGCAGACACGGATCGAGTTGACGCCCGGGGACATCCTTGGATCACGGGTGGCGTCAGCCAGGGATAGCCTGAAGATGGTAGGCCGCGTCCCGCCACGACCGGAGGGCCGATAATGCCCCGCCAGCGCCCCGAACCCAACGCCTGCCACGCCTGCGGCTCGACGGTCGATATGGAGTCCTGCAGCTGGCGTAAATGTGGGGTACGGGTTTGCGTCGATCACCGGAAGGTCTGCGATGACTGCGGCGAGGTGGTTTGCCTGAAGCACGCGGAGACTCACGGCGTGATGGTCGGCGAGGATTGGCTCTGTCAAGATTGTGCGTTTGAGAATGCCTACGCGAGCAAAATGTGGGCGACGGCGTGAAGCGATTTTCAAAAAGGAGAAATATAGAATGGCGCTAGTTGCGAAAGAAACAGGCGGTAACTTCGTACCGGCCCCGGCTGGTGTTCATCAGGCGGTTTGTGTAGACGTGATCGACCTCGGAATGGTGGAGTCGGCCTTCTATAAGAAGACCAGTCACAAGTGCTACATCGTCTGGGAGATCGATGAGGAAATGCCGGACGGCAAGCGTTTCACGGTACGCCGCCGCTACACCGTCTCGCTCAACAGTAAGGCGGCAATGCGGAAGGATCTGGAAAGCTGGCGCGGCCGGGCCTTCACGGATGAAGAGCTGAGGGGATTCGATGTTGAGAACGTGCTCGGCGCAAACTGCAACGTCAGCGTCGTTCAGGAAAAGCGGGACGGCGAGACGTACGCGAACGTCACTGCCATTACGCAGTTGCACAAGAGCCAACAGAAGATTCAACCATCCGGCAAGTACGTGCGGATGAAGGACCGCCCGGCTGACAGCAACGGCAAGGGTACGGGAGCCGGGACGGACGAATACGGCGAGTACCAGCCTTCTGATGACGACGTGCCCTTCTAGTCAACCATGCCGAACGATCTAACACTCTACCAACTCGAGGAAACGATGGCCATCCTTGCGGACACCGAAGAGGCGGGCGTGCCGGCCGAACTCCAGGAGCAATTCCGCCAGGAGTTGGGCGAGTACACCGAGCGGGCGCTGGACAAGCGGGATGGCTGCGCCCGGTTCGTCGCTTTCCTGGAGGGCCAGATTGAATTGGCGAAGGCTGAGGAGAAGCGCCTGCACGAACGGCGCAAGCGGCTGGAGGGCGGCTTGGGTCGCTTCAAGGCTTACCTGGTGGATTGCGTCGTCCGGTTCGCCAGCAACATGGTGAAGGGGCCGCCCCGGCTGGAGGGCCGCACCTGCACGCTGGTGGCGGCGAAGAACCCGCAAGGGGCGGAGATCCTGGACGCCCTACAGTTGCCGGACGACTTCATCCACGTGGAGATGCGGGTGCCGGGCAGCGTGCTAGCGGCCCTCCCTGACGACGTGCGGGAGGCGCTGAAGAAGCAGGCTGTCAGCTATGCGGTGGTTCCACAGGGGCAGAACATCCTGTCTGCCTTGCGGGCTGGCCGTACCGTACCGGGAGCGCGACTCAGGGCGGAGACGAAGAGGCTGGATATCAGATGAGATTTGCGCTGGCCGGCCAGGAAGCCGGGAAGACAGGGAGGAAGTAAAATGGAAAACATCACAGAAATCGAAACACAGGTGGGCGGGCTTCTCTTGAAGTTCACGGTCACCCCGACTGGCGAAGGCGGCTCTTCCCTGTTCGACCTGGATACCAGGCAGCAGAACACCATCCTGCGTATCGGCAAGATGGTCAAAGCGGCAGGCGAGAACGGCGGCTCCCACTTCCCGAAGGAGAAACGAGGGCGGAAGCCCCGGCAGCGCGGGGAGTCGGCGCTGGAGCAGGCTGCGGCGGAGGCGGGGAAGTAGGCGATGAGCGACCCGGTAATCATCCCCGACGACCACATCAGCGCCGAGCGCGCCCGCGTGGCTGCGATGTGCCAGCAGACCATGGCGCTAGTGGGTCAGCTGGAGTGCGAGCTGCTGGCGGCGCGGGCGGAGCGCGATCGCTTCAGAGAGCAAGCCGCCGCATCGGTGCCGATTGAGGTTGAGGCGCACTTATCCCGGATGGCTGGCGAGTATCAACGGAAGTATGAGGAATGCCAAGTCGAGCGTGACCGCCTGGCTGTTGAGTTGCTGCAAGCCCGCGCCTCGATCCTGAACCAGTGCGGCGACAACTTGTGCTGGACTGGTAGCCCCGATGACGTGAAGGCTATCCCTGAGGCGGAATTCCTGGAGAGCTGCCGACGCTACCGCAAGCAGATTGCCGACGAGCATGGGGAGTTTACCGGCGGTAGGACCATCGCGCAACTCGAGGGGGATGTGGAGAAACTGCGGGCGGAGGCGAACCGCCTGGCCGACGAGCTGGTGCGCGAGATGGCCGCCCGTGGCCTGGCCGAGCAGCAGCTCGCGCTGGCGGTGGCTGGGCAGGTCTACGGCGTGGATGACGTGGCGGGGTGGATTAAGGCGCTTTACGCGGTGGCGGAGGCGGCGAAGAAATTGGCTGAGGTGCAGGACTGGCATGAATCCGCCGGCGTTTTTTACCGGAGGACTGTTGCTGCATATCATGCCCTTAGCTCCACCGATATTCTCGCCCGCGCCCTGCTGGCCCTCGGGCCCGCCTTTGACTGGCGGGAGAAGGAGCCGAGCGCAGAGTTGCGGAAACGACAAGGTGACCGTGGGTAATGACCCCGCAACAGAGATGGCAAATCCGGCAAAAAGAGAAGGGCCTTTGCCAATGTTGTACTCAGCCCATAGACCCCAACCATTTAGCCCTTTGCACAAAGCACTTGGAGATGAGAAAGCGCCGCCGAAGGGGACGCCACAAGAATCGATACAACGACGACCGAAAAGAATATCTACGTGCCTATAAGAAAAAATATCGCGCATCTGAACACGGGAAGGATGTAATTAAGCGCCTTTACCTTAAGACTAGAGTCGAAAAAGGTGAACGGCAACAGAGACGAGTGGACAGAGGTAAAAGGAGCGGGTATAAAACTTGGACGGAATTTTTCAGCGAACGCGGGATGGTATCAATATTGCCGCTCGTCTCCATCCAGGACCCGCATTTTCTGGTGGAGATTAACGGGACAAAAAAAACGGAATGGCTCAGCGCGCCGCTACCTACGTGGACGGACGCTAATGGGGTCATCCATGGCGGGATTAAATGGAACGGAGCTGATTGGGTATGATACCGACGCATCGAGAACGCCTGCGGGTCGGCACGGTGGAGGAAGCGAGGGATGCGGCCATAGTTAAATTGGTGCGGGACCTGTGCGCTCAACGGCGAGCTATCGAGGTAGACCTAAAAATCCTGGCTGGGGGTACGCCGTGAAATTCCTCTTGGCCATCCTTCGGCGGCTGGACTGCCAGCACGCACACCTGGGGCCTCCCTGGCTCCGTGGCGAGCACGCCTGGCGCACCTGTCTGGACTGCGCCCGCCCGGTCGCCAGCACGCTGCAGGAGCCCCTGGACGCGCAGGGGAGGCCGCTGATAGGCCGGCCGGTGGAGACGGCGCCGGTGGATCGCGCTGCTATCGCTGCCCAGGTGAGGCGGGACTACGAGGAGCAGCTTGCCCTACGTGGCCCCCTGGCGGCGCACAGGACCGGCATAGAGCGCGTGACGGGAGCCGGGCAGCCGGATAGGGCGGCGGCTGAGTTGGAGAGGATGGTGAGGCTCTAATGATCGAAACCGCCTACGATCCACAGAACCGTGGGTATCTCGCGATACGAGAGTTCGGCTCTTCGCCGTCCGGCAAAACCCGTAGATTCATTGTCGAGAACCGACGACGTGACGAGATTCTCGGCTACATCCGCTGGTACGGACCCTGGCGTCAGTACACGTTCTACCCCGAGCCTCTAACGGTCTGGAGTGCGGGCTGTTTGGCTGAGGTTCAGAAGTACATCTCAGGCATTGCCAAGCGGGGGGCCGCATGACTCAGCGTCTCAGCAAAGCGGAGTACCGGCGCCTGATCGAGGACGGCAGGACCTCGCAGTGGCTCCGCGATAGTCTTGTCAAGGCTACCCCAGCCCAAGCCGCCCGCCTCCAGCGCAACGCGGCGGACCCGGCGAAGGCGCGG